CCACCGGCACCCCACGCCCCGAGCCCCCGCGACCCCACAGCTCAGGCCCCGCGGCCAATCCATCTAAATACGCCCGCGCATAATTCCATATATACGCACGCGGGCGTGCGAATCAAGTAACGCGCACGCGTGCGCGTGCGCCCCCGCCCGCCACCCGAGCGTGCGCGTAGGTACTCCGCACGCCCGCACGTGTACAGCGGGTGCGGAGGCGCAAAATTTTTTTAGGTATGATGCAAAAATTTTCACTTCCCTGGGGCCTGGGCGGAAAAAGGAAGGGGGTTAAAATGTAAACAAATTGTGAATTTCAGAAAAGTGGCCAACTATGGCAAGTTTTCTGTGGTAGAATGCTACAATGAATATTTAGCCTGCAGCGGCAACGCTGTGGGCTTTTTCTATGCCTGGAGGTGAGAGTATGCCGAAAGAGAACGAGGGTGCGCGGCGGAAGCGGGGCGGTCAGCCTGGGAATAGGAACAGTGCAGGGCACCGCAACGCGGCGGGGAGCCATGCGGGAGCACCCAAGCGGAATAAGAATGCGGAGAAAGACGGGGCATACAGCACCGTCTATTTTGATGCGCTGACAGATGAGGAAAAGGCGCGGTTTGAGGCGGCGCCTCTGGGAGGCCGGGCAGCGCTGGAGCATGAGATGAAGGTCTTGAAGTTCCGGGAAGACCGGATACTTGCGAAGATTGCGGAGTATGAGGCCGGGCCGGAGGATGCTTTATATTTGAGCAGCGTGCTGGATATGCGGGAACCGGTGGACGGACAGGACGGCGCGGTGCAGACGAGAGGGATGTACAACAAGGACAGCGCTTTCACTCGAATCGTGAAGCTGCAGGAGGCGCTTTACAAGGTGCAGGGCCGGATCGTGAAGGTGGCGGACAGCCTGCGGGCCATTGAGGAGTTCGAGGAACGGATGGAGCTGGAGCGGCAGAGGCTGGAGGTCATGCGGATACGGGCAATGGGGATCGTGGACGTGCCGGGTGAGGCGGACGTGCCGGTGTCGATGGAATTGGAGGATGTGCTGTGAAACTGTGCACGGACAAGGTGGTGGCGGATTATCTGGCGCTGACACCCCGGCGGGTTCGGCAGCTGCGAGACGAGGGTGTGATTGCGGAGCGCTCGCCGGGACTTTACGATCTGCGCACGGCGGTGATGCAGTATGTGGCATATCTTCGGAACCGGAACCGGGCGGACCTGAACGATGAGCGGGCCATGCTCACAAGGGCCAAGCGTGAGGCGGCGGAGCTGGAGAACGAGCTGCGGCGAGGGACGATGCACAGTTCGGAGGAGCTCGAGCAGGGGATCAAGACCATGTGCCTGAATATCCGCAGCCGGTTCCTGACACTGCCCGCCAAGCTTGCGCCTAAACTGGCGGAGATGGATGGCAGCCAGGCAGACATATTCGACGAGCTGAAACGGGCTTTCGATGAGTGTCTGGAGGAACTGAGCCATTACGATCTGGCAATGGCGATAAGGGGCGAGGACGACGGACGAGAAGAGGCTGTGGATCGTTGAGCTGTCTCCCCAGACACGGGACCTGTTTGCTCGGTGCCTGGGTGCACTGAAGCCGCCGCCTGAGCTGACGCTGTCCCAGTGGGCGGACACATACCGGATGCTCTCCCCGGAGAGCAGCGCCGCGCCGGGGCGCTGGCACACAGACAACGCGCCCTATCAGCGGGAGATCATGGATGCGATGGGGGACCCCCATGTGCGGATGGTGGTCGTCATGACCTCCGCGCAGATCGGGAAGACGGCCATGCTGATGAATCTGCTGGGGTATTACATGCACTACTACCCCGCGCCAGTTCTGGTGATTCAGCCCACCCTCGAAATGGGTCAGACGTTCAGCAAGGATTTTTACGCGCCCATGATACGGGATACGCCGGTCCTGGCGCGTCTGGTGGACACCAAGAGCCGCTATTCGGGCAACACGATTCTGAAGAAGAATTTCCCTGGAGGTCATGTGACCATTATCGGGGCAAACAGTTCGGCCAGTCTGGCAAGCCGTCCGATCAAGGTGCTGCTGTGCGATGAGGTGGACCGGTATCCGGAGAGCGCCGGGACGGAGGGTGATCCTATCCTGCTGGCCGAGAAGCGGCAGACGACATTTTGGGATAAGAAGACGGTCATCGTCTCCACGCCGACTATCAAGGGGCGCAGCCGGATCGAGACGGCGTTCCGGGATACAACGCGGGAGGAATGGACGGTGCCGTGCCCTGGCTGTGGGCACTACCAGCCGCTGATGTGGAGGGGGATCAAGTTTGACCGGAACGACCTGACCAAGCCTATCTGGTATGAGTGCGAGCGGTGCGGAGAGGTCTTCGGGGAGTACGAGTGGAAGGCCCAGGGACAGAAGGGCCGGTATCGGGCGGAGAACCCTGGCGCGGAGGCGAGGGGCTTCCACTTGAACACACTGTCCTCCAACTTCTGCGGCTGGAAGGATGTGGCGGAGAAGTTCGTTCTGGCCGATGAGCAGCGCAAACAGGGTGACTATGAAAAGCTGAAGGTCTGGGTCAACACCGAGCTGGGGGAGACCTGGGAGGAGCCGGGGACCCGGATGGACGGCACGGAGCTGTTCAAACGCCGGGAAATCTACGATGCAGAGGTGCCCGACGGCGTGATCGTGCTCACCGCCGGGGTGGACGTACAAAAGGACCGCTTCGAGGTGGAGGTCGTCGGCTGGGGTGTGGGCCACGAGAGCTGGGGCATCCGGTACAAGAAGATTTGGGGGGATGTGCTGAAGGAGCAGGTCTGGGAGGATTTGGACCGGTTCCTGCTGTCGCCGTTTTACAAGAAGGACGGCACGGCGCTGTACATCACCTGCACCTGCATCGACAGCGGCTACCAATCTAACGCGGTGTGTTCGTTTGCGAAAGAGCGGACATTCCGGCGGGTGTTTGCCGTAAAGGGCAAAGGCGGCATGGGAGTTCCGTACATTCCCAAGGAGACGCGGAGCAACCGGGAGGGTGCGCCCCTGTTCACCCTGGGGGTGGACGCGGGGAAGACGCTGCTGTTTCAGAGACTGAATGTTCCCGATCCGGGGCCGAACTACTGCCATTTCCCCATGAACGAGGACGCCGGATATAACGAGGATTACTTCACGGGCCTTACCGCCGAGCAGCTGGTCAACCACTTCCGACGGGGTGTGCTGGTGAGTACGTGGGTTCCCCGAGAGGGCAGCGCGTTCAAGCGGAATGAGCCGTTGGATTTGCGGGACTACGCCCAGGCGGCGATGGAGATTTTAGGGCCAGACGTTTTGAAAACGCCCACGGACGAGGAGCAGCCCAAGCGCAGGACTACCCGGCGCCGGGGCGGCTTTAACGGGATTTGAGGTGCGATATGGCGATATTCAGCAAGAAGTTATGTGAGCAGAAATTGAACACCTGGCTTGCGGCGGAGGAGGCCATCGCCACGGGGCAGAGCTATCAGCTGGGGACCAGGATGCTGACCCGTGCCAATCTCCAGCAGGTGCGGGAAGAGATGGAATACTGGGCCGGGAAACTCGCCGAGGCCGAGGCGGCAGAAACGCGGGGCGGGCGGAATCGAATCTACCAGTTCGTGCCGCGGGATACATAGGAGGCGGGGCGGGTGTACCAGGAAAAGGCCACGGGCCTCTATCTTCCAAACGACGTGAAGACCAGCGGAGCCCTGCGGCGGGAGGCGGCAGGCCGGGCGGTGATTACGGCGCTGAACAGCGGCTACAGCCACTACGGCGCCAACCGGACCAGCGCAAACATGAAGGGCTGGAACGCCTACAGCGGCAGTGCCAAAGAGGACATTGAAGACAACCTGGACCTGCTGCGGCAGCGCAGCCGGGACGCCTACATGGGCATACCAGCGGCCACCGCCGCGCTGAAGACGCTGCGAACAAACGTGATAGCCGGGGGTCTCATGCCGTCGCCGCAAATTGACGGGGACTTTCTAGGGCTGACTACCGACCAAGTGGAACGGCTTCAAGCACAAATCCTCCGGGAGTTCTCCCTGTGGGCGGACACCACCGCCTGCGATGCGGACCGGGTGGACGACTTCTATGGCCTGCAGCAGCTGGCATTTCTGAGTGCCCTGATGAACGGGGACGCCTTCGCCGCGCTGACCTTGAAGCCCAGGCCGGGCCAGCCTTACGACCTGCGGGTGCGGCTCATAGAGGCGGACCGGGTGTGCTCCCCGAACTACCAGGACCGCATGACGCCGGGACAGATACAGGGCCGGACGGTAGCCAGTGTGGTCCAGGGCGTGGAGACAGACGAAGACGGCGAGGTGATTGCCTACTGGGTGGCGAACCGGCACCCTCGCTCCTACACGAACCTGAAGCCTCAGGATTGGAAGCGGGTGGAGGTTTACGGGAAGCGCTCCGGGATGCGGAACATCCTCCACGTCATGCAGCGGGAGCGGGCAGGACAGCGGCGGGGTGTGCCGATCCTCGCGCCCGTGCTGGAGACATTGAAGCAGTTGGAGCGGTACGCCGACGCGGAGACCACGGCAGCACTGCTGGGGGCAATCTTCACGGTATTTGTGCAGAAGGGCAGCGTCACCGACGAGGGAGCTTTCGGGCAGATGCTGCGGGAGGAGTTCCTGAAACGCATGACCGGCGGCTGGGAGCGGGACCCCAACGACCTCGAACTTGGGTCTGGACTGATTATGGACCTGGAAATGGGTGAGAGCGTGGATACCGTTGAGACCCAGCACCCTCACTCGGGCTACGACACGTTCATGATGGCCCGAATGAAGCAGGTGGGCGCGGCGCTGGAAGTTCCTGTGGAAGTGCTGTTTAAGCAGTTCACCACGAACTTCAGTTCCGCCCGAGGGGCCCTCAACGAGTTCTGGCGCACCTGCGGGATGCAGCGGGACTGGTTCGCGGAGGACTTTTGCCAGCCCATTTACGAGATGTGGTTCTCGGAGGCGGTGGCAAGGGGGCGCATTGACGCACCGGGGTTCTTTGACGACCCGGCGGTGCGCAAGGCGTACAGCGACTGCAAGTGGAACGGCCCGGCCCGGACGGCGCTGAACCCGTCCCAGGAGGTGGAAGCGGCCATGAAGCGGGTGCAGGCAGGCTTCGCCACGGCGGCGGAAGAGACGGCTCAGCTCACCGGCGGAGACTACAATCGGAACATCCGCCAGCGGCTCTTGGAGGCCCAGCGGAAACGAGAGGTGGACGAGGCCAGCGGGATGTTCCAGGATACAGACGTGAGAGAGGAGAATGAAAAGTGGGCAAGTTCTGGCAGTTCCGAAACCAGGTCGGAGGCAGCGCGGAACTGATTCTTTACGGCGATATCTCAGATACGAGCTGGTGGGGCGATGAGGTGACTCCCAAGCAGTTCGCCGAGGACCTGAACAGCCTGGGAGCAGTAACGGAGATCACCGCCCGAATCAACAGCGGCGGCGGGGACGTGTTCGCTGCCCAGACCATCGGCAATCTGCTGGAGCAGCACAGCGCCAACGTGACCGCACGGATTGACGGGCTGTGCGCCAGCGCGGCAACGATTATCGCCTGCCACTGCAACCAGGTAATTGCGGCCAACGACAGTACCTACATGGTTCACCCCGTGCGCATGGGCTTGTTCGGCTACGCGGATGAGACGAAGCTGCGGCAGTACCAGAATGCTCTGGCCGCGATCAAGGAGAGCATCATCGGGCTGTACGTGAAGAAGACAGGGCGCAGTCAGGAAGAGGTCACTGACTGGATGGACGCCACCAGCTGGTGGACGGCGGCGCAGGCAAAAGAAAATGGGTTCGTGGACGAACTCACGGATAACGAAACGGACGCAGTTGTGGAAAACCGCAGCGGCGTCCTTTTCGTAAACAGCGTGAGCATGAACCTTCCATTTTCAAAGGCACCCGAGTTTGTGCAGGACAGTGTGACGGCCCCTGTTCCGGTAGGGGCAGGAAATAAGGAGGGACAGGAATTGGAAATCAAGAGCGCGGACGATCTGCGCACAGCATACCCGGAGTTTGTGGGACAGATCGAGCAGGCGGCGGTGAGCGCGGAACGGGAGCGCATCCGCGGCATCGAGGACATGGCACTGCCGGGGAGCGAGGACTTCACCAATGAGGCAAAGTTTGCCAAACCCATGTGCGTGAGCGACTTCGCCGTGGCGATGGTCAAGAACGCCAAAGCGAAGGGCGCGGCATTCCTGGACGGCCTGCGGAAGGACAGCGAGGAGGGCGGCGCAGAAAGCCTGGGCAGCCCGCCCGCGCCGGAGACGGAGAACAACGTCAGTGCGGCCATCGCCCAGGCGAAGCAAGACGCCAGGATTTTCCTGAACGGCGGGAAGAAGCAGGAGGGAACGAACAATGGATGATCGAGTAAAGAAGATCGGCGAAATCGGCCAGGACAATCTGTTCGCGGGAATCTATCCCCCGGCGGAGGTCACGGGCATTAAGCTCGCCGCCGGTCAGGGGCAGCTTCTCCGGGGCACGGTGGTGGCGGAGGGAGACGGGGGCTGTGTGGTGTACAGCGCTGCCTCCACCGGCAAGGGCGCGTATGTGCTCACCGAC